CAAAACGCTGCCGGTGCTCACGTAACCGCGGCTGGTGCATTGATGAATGCAGCGGCGGCCATCGGCGCCGCTGCGGCCGGCACGGGTGCCGCTGGTGGGGTGAGTGGCATCAGCCAGGCCTTCAGCACGGTCAGCAAGCTGGCATCGCTGGCCGGCGGCCTGGGTGGCGGCATCAGTGCCGGCATTCAGAGCGCTGGGGCGGCAGCTGGCGCAGCAGCGTTTAATTCCATCGTTCCGATTGGTGTTCAACCGTTCACCGCCGGCTTTGCCGGTGGCGGTGAGGCGCGCTACGGCCTTGACTACCTTGTAGGGGAAGGAGGCCCTGAAATCGTGCGCTTCAATCGCTCCGGCGGCAAGGTCACCAGCAACCGGCAATTGAGCCAGGCGCTTGGTGTTCCCTTTCAGCGCGCCCCGGGCGGCAAGGCAGAAGTGGCAGGCGAAACCCTGGGGATGGGCACCCCTGGCGTTCCGTTCGCTCGCACCGTCAGAAACTCCGCATCACCCGCAACCCCTGGCATTCCGTTCATCAGGCCCAGCGGGGGAGAGCGCAGCGGCGTTCCGTTCATCAGGCCCGGCGGGGGAGAGCGCAGCGACGTGGCCAGCGCCCGCCGGCTGCAGATTGGCATTGAAACCCAGGTGATCAATGGCGTCGAGTACGCCACGGTGGAGCAGGTGCGGCAGGCGGCCAATGAATCCGCCGAGGCCGGCCGAGAGTCCGCCTACACCGGCATCCAGAACAACCCCAGCGTTCGGCGCGCCCTGGGGATGTAATGGCCGTTCAGCTCTGCGCCTACATCGTGTTCGTGGATGCAAGCGGCACCCCACAGGTGGGTTACGCCTGGCAGAACTTCTGGGCTGGTCAGCTGCGCAGCTACGACGGTCGGGATCACGTCTTCATGGGATTCCGCATCAGCGATTCGGCTGGCGCCCGCGGCGGTGATCGATCACAAGGCGAGCTCAGAGTCAACCGGAATCAGCTCGCGCTCAACGTGTTGGCAGAGGCCCGGGCCAATGCCTGGAAGATCCGCGCCGATATTGTGGTGGTCGATGTTGTCGCCGGCAGCGACGTGCGGCTCCTGTCCAGGCACAACTGGCGGCTGGGGCCGATCGAGCGGCAGGCCTCCATCCGGGTGCAGCTGACCAGCCCCTTGGACGCCGTGCGTGGCGACGCCCCCCGCCGCCGGCTCAGCACTGAACTGGTTGGCCAGGTGCCAGATACCGGCTCCCTGTTTATCGCATGACGATCACAGCGCCCTGGCTTCACTACCTTGGCCTCCCTTGGCAATGGAACGCCGACCCTGATCGAGATGGCGGCACAGACTGCTTCCGCCTGGTGCTCGCCGTCCTAGCCCTCCATGACGCCCCTCGACCTGAACGGATTCACCGGCAGTGGTACGTGGCCGCCGGCCGCGGCTATTGGGATGAAGTGCTCGATGAACTGGAGCTCGGCACCTATCGGGTGAAGGGTGGCTGCAACCTGGACATAGCGCAGCTGGACGGCGGCGCCCCGATCGCCCTGGGCATTTGCGTGGCCGGTGGTTTGCTCACTTGCTCCCGGGAAGAAGGGGTGCATTGGCGGCCCATTGATCCAGCGAACGTGCTCCGCTGGTGTCGCTTCTATCCAACGCCATCACTGCAGGGCCAGCCATGAAACATCCCCTCCCGCTCCCTGGTGACGAATACCTGGCCGAGCTGCTGGGATGGACGCCAGAGCAACTGCTGCAATACCAAACCGAACGCTGGCAGGCGGCGGCACAAGCTCCCGCGCCCCTGGTGGTCTGCGAGCCGATCTCAGGAACACTGGCGGTCATCTCGTTGGTGACCACAATTCTGTCGGTCGGCTACACCCTGCTCAGCCTGCTGCTGGCTCCAAAGCAGCGGCGGCCTGGAGAGATCAGGAGCACCCAGCGGCAGGGCGACACGATCAGCGACAGCGGCCGGTACTCTCCACGCCCTGGCTTTGATTCAACCCAGGAGGTCGCCAGGCTCGGCACTGTGATTCCCGTCACGTTCGCCCGCCGCGAGTTCCTTCCCGCGCTGAATGGACGCCCTGAAGGCTTCTACGGGGGCATTCGGATCAATGCGGGCCTGGTCTGGTCCCAGATGTTCAGCCTCGGCGGCTCTCAGTTGTTCCGTGGCGTCTACGTGCTGGGGGAGGCGCCGATCGCCAGCGTTGACCCGCAAGGATTTGCGCTCGGCAACAACCCGCTGCGCTCCTACGACCTGGGCACGGACGGGGCCAACGAGGCCGCGGCGCGCCTGACGATCTACAGCCGGCCGGGTGGAGGCCGCATCCTTGGCACCGATCGAGTGGCGGGCCGGCTGGCCTCTGCTGATCTAGGCAATGTAGAGAATGCCGGCGGTGCGGACGTGTTTCAGCTGGGCAGCCTCGGCAATGCCATATTGCCGGATGCCTGCGCAACAGGCCGGCCCAGCACGTCCACCTCCTTCGGCCTTTACGCCACCGTGGCCAACGGCCTTGGCTATCGGGTGAACCCCCAGCTCCGGCCCACGCGAGTGATGACGGCCAAGCCCTCTGGGAATGACGGAAATCAACGGCTTGATCCAACTGACGACGTGGTGGCCCTGGGCGCGCTCTGGAAAGCTCGGAGCATGTGGAGCGGCCGCAGCGGCATCGCCACCACCAGTAGAGGCTGGGTGAGCAATTCCGCCACCCTGGAGATCGGCGACAGCTTCCTTTATCTCCTGTCGAACACCACCGACGCAAAAACCCAGTTCCAATTCGACGGCTCCCAGACAGACAGCGACCAGACTCATCGCGAGACATTTTCGGACGTGGCTGTGGCAATCAGCAGCCGCCAGCGTTCAGCAGATGACGCCCTGCTTATTGGCGACATCTACAAGGCCGGCAGCTGCCTGGCGGTGCTGGAAACTCGCACTCCTAGCGCCGATGTTTTTGTGAGCGACGCCGACAACGAGCCGGTAGGAGGTGGCCAGCAGATGGTTTGCCTGTTCCGGGTCATTCGCGGCGGAATCGTCAACGAGACAACGGACAACGAAATCAATCCATCAACCAGTGGAGGCAGAACAGAGCCGCGGGTGGCGGATGAAAGTGATAATTGGGATTGGGCCAGCATTGATCCAGGGCCCCGCTACCCGACCGGCACCAGCCGGGGCCATTTGCATCGCTGCGCCATAGCTGACTTCACCCTGGCTCGCCCTGCCCAGGTGATTGAGATTGGCTTCCGCAGCACCGTAGGGATTCGCGGCCAGGGCTTCGCCAACGTTCGCCAGATCCCCAGCCTGCGCGAGATCAACAAAAAGGCGGGCGGTGAGCGAGAGGGGGAAATCCTGAGATCAGGCGACAAGCTTGAAATCTCATCGTTCCAGACCGGCACCCGTTCGTTCAGTGAGGAACGATATTCGTTCTTTCGTGTTTCGTATCGGGCAGAGGCCGGGGCGACCTTCACTGAATTGCCCACGATCTACGGGGTGCGCGGCCTCACCCAGCAGCCTCAGTACAACTATTTGCGGCTGCAGATGCCCAGCGCGGCCCGTTGGCAATACCGCATTGAACCGCTCAGTGGCTGGGAGATCCGATCAGGGGCACAGGCTGGGAGCATGGCGGTTCTGGACGCCCGGCGCAGCTCTGTGCAGAGCTTTACTGATGGCGCGGTTGCTGTCACCTACACCGGGGAGGCACCGTTTACCCGTTCTGTCGAGCGCTTTTCCCTCGACTCCATTGAGCCCAACGAACGGAGCTCGCTGGTCGGCTTAACAACGCAGACCAACAACGATCGCGGGAGGCCTGGGACATATACCAATGCCGTCATCCTGCAGGACGGGGAGGCAACCAACTCGCGAGCCACGGTGGTGGTGCCCACTGATGGCAACTTTGATGATTTGGCAATCACGATCACGGAGGCAGGCAACGACTACAACGGCGATGACGCCCTGACCTTGATCAACGGGGACAGCGGGAGCAGCCGTGTGCTCAGCACCCGCTCATTTCAGCTGGCGCCAACCAGCATCGCCTTCTTGGGTGAGCTGAGTGTCCCAGAAAACACGGTTGTACCGCGGAGAGGAAGCCGGGTCAGCTTTTCGGGCACTCTCCCCGCCGAGCTTGAAACGGGCCGCACCTACTGGGTGGCCGCGTTGGTGTCAGGGGAAGCCGGGTTGAACGGCTATCCATTCAGCGCAGCCGCGTTGGTGGCAGGGCTAGCCGGGTTGAACGTCTATCCATTCAGCGTAGCCCTGACTGGATCTAGGTTCATTGTCTCAGAGACAGATGGCGGCTCTTGGGTCCCGGTCAGCGTGGGCGGAAGCAGCAGCGGAATGACCTGCACCCAATGGGTGGATGCGTTCACGCTGACCGCCGCTTCGGCCGGCCCTTTCACGGTGGTGGGAGGCCCGGCCGTTCCCGCGGTTGACACCCCAATCGAGTTCGACTCGACCGGCACCCTTCCTTCCCCTCTCGTTGCTGATACCGAATACTTTGTTCACAGCGTTACCGCTACAACGTTTTTCGTTTCCGCCACCGTTGGCGGTTCATCCATCAGCCTCTCGACGGCCGGCACGGGCGTGATCACCGGCCGGATCAGCAACGCCACGAACTGGGTTGGCGCTCCGCTGCTGGGCAAAACGGACATTGGCATTGGCTGGAGCGATGAAGACGCCCTCACCGATAAGTGGGCGAAGGTGGCGGAGGTGTTTGTCTACGACGAAATCCAGACCAGCGCATCCGTGGGCCCGGAGCATGAAATCGCCTATGTGAACGTCATCCAGACCAACGCCGTCGCCCCGAGCTACCGCAACCTGGCCGGGCTGGGCCTCTCCATCCGCAGCTCCCTCGAGTTCAGCTCTGTTGGCCAGTTCTCTGCGCAGCTGCTCGGCGGGCACAGCGCTGAGCGCTACCTCGAAGAAACAGCTGGGCCCAGCCATCTGCTGCCAGATGCGTTTCGCACTCTTGCGTTAAGCCCTGATTTTGGCGGCGGCCTGGAGGTTGCCCCTGATCAGATCAACGAGCCCAGCTCTGTGGTGGCCGCTCAATGGTGCTTCGATCGCCGCTACTTCTTCGATGGCACCCTGGGCACCCCAGAGAACCTGAGAGGGTGGGCAGCTGAGCAGGCCCCGTTGCATCTGCTCGCCTTCTATGAGCTCAATGGCCAGTTCTATTGGAAGCCAGCGATCACCTGGGACCCGGTGCCAATCGTTGACCTGTTCACGGCGGCGAACATCAAGCCCGGCAGCTTCAAATCAACAACCAGCGACGACGACCAGCGCCGCCCGATCCAGGTTTCAGGCGCCTACCGCGATGAACGGGCCAACGATGACATCCAGGCGCCGGGCATGTTTGCCACAGCGCGAGAGATCACGATCCGGGAGGCCTCCGGCAGCGACAGCGACCCGATCGAGCCGCTCGACATCACCGACAGCTGCACCAACCGGTGGCACCTGCTCGACGCAATGAAGTTCTTGATCCGCTGGCGCCGGCTGGTGGGTGATCCGATCAGCTTCGAGACAAATTACTCTGGCCTGCTCCGCCCTATCAGCCCAGAAGACCATATCGCCGTGGCTTACGACGAAGTGCTCGATGAGCTCTATTCCAACGGCGCCGTGTTGGCAGATGGAACGCTGATCGCCACCGAACCACTGGCGGATGGATCCTACGAAGTGCTGGCATGGGACGGGATCACGCTGCCAGGCCCCACGATCCAAACCCTCACCGTTACCGACCAAGGGAAGACCGGCTCACCGGTGGGCATCAACTGGACCCGCACCGCGCCGCCCCAGGTGCGAACCTACCGGGTAATGCGGGTGTCTCCCACGGATGACGGCCGCCTGCGGATCGAGGCCCTGCTGATGCCCACCGATGATGAAGGGCGCCTGCTGATCTCCCTAGATTGGGACGATGAAGATGCCTGGGTGATTCGAGGCTGATGGCGATCGATTTCCCTGCTGTCGAACCCACCCGCTTTGGGTTCCTGATGCCTCGCCATCCGGTCACCAGCAGCGGAAGCGAGAACGGCATTCAGGATCAACGGCTCTGGGCCAGTGTGGCGAGCGGCGCCCAGCTCGATCTTGAGTTTGGGAACATCAGAACAGCAACGGCTCAGCTGATCCTGGCCACCTTCAACAGCAGCCTGTCTGGCGTGTTGCCGCTCACCTTGCCGGCGATCCTGTTTGCTGGCATCGGTCCAGAAGAGGTGACCTTCATTGAAAGCCTGACCACGGCCGCCGGGCAGAGCTGGTATTGGCCTGTCGGCCAGGGAGCTCCTACCCCGAAGATGTCCCTCACCTACCGCCGCCGCTGCTCATTGGCCGTGATGCTGGAGGCCAGGCTGCAGAACAGCCCGTAAGGCTTCACCGGGGCCCTAGCTTGCTCTTAGCAGGGTGACAGGGCTACGGATGGGCGTTCGCAATACCACCAAGTCCGATGTCTATTACAACGGGCAGCTGGTCGGGAAGCTCACCGATGCGTCTGTAAGCGTCAGCCGGGACAACCTCCCCACCACTGGAGTGGGTCAGCAGGCGGCCACCTCCGCCAAGGGCCTGCGCGAAAGCCAGGTCAGTTGTACCTTCATCTACGACCCGGACAACAGCGCAGGGGTGGCCCTGGCTAACTCCATCTGGAACGATGATGAGGAGGTAGAGACGCTCCGAATCGTCACGCAGCGCGGCAACACTCGCGCCGACTTCACCATGGAGGTGATCAGCGTCAGCCTCGGCACACCGGTGCGAGTGCGCGAGCTCATCAACTGCTCCATGCAGCTCGCTGTTCAAGGTGATTTGAGCGGGAGGTTCTGATCGGTGGCCATTGACGGCGAGATTGGCACCGTCCAGTTCTCTCGGACCTGGCCCGAGCCGGTCCTAATCACTGATGAAGCCATCACCGCACCCGGCGCCATCGTGCGCCTGAGGATGGACGCGGAAGGCTTCTGGAACGGCGATCACGTCCTGCTTTCTTCACCCCTCGGCCTCCCGTTCGATGTCTCCGGCACTGGGTATGCCAACACCCCGGATGGCCACACCTTCTGGGGCACCGCAGGGGGCCCCGCTGGGCCCGCCACCCTGCACCGGACAGATGACACCGGCCCATTCTGGAGCGATGACGACGCCGATCCCTTCTGGGAGGATGCCAGCACCACCGGCCTGACCACCCAGCTGGGCGCCTACATCCATCGCAATGACCTGGAGCAGGCCACCTTCTACAGCCTGGAGGTGCCCGCCGTGAACGGCGAGGCCCTGGGTCGAATCCCGCTGTTCCCTGTCGGCTTTGATGCCATGGTGATCAGCGTGTTTGCCACTGCACCCGGTTACCAGAGCGATCTACTGCAGGCCGCGGCATCCGTAGAGCGCCCTGAGTGGAGAGAGTCACTGCTCAGCGACCTGATTGCCTTGCCGGCCTCTGTCAAAGAAGCTGCGGCAGAAGCCGACACCCGCGGGTGGAAGGTGATGGCGGATCTGAGCGGTTGGGATCTGGAAACGGATTGCGGGGCCCTGGATCAAGCGGCGATCGGCGAAGCGTTTGGATCGGTGGCCGTCAGCCAATTAAGCGGTGCCGGGAGCTTCATGGGCGAGGTGTCCAACACCTACGCCCCTGGCATCACAGTGGCCGCCAAGATGCTGCACCTGCAGCTCCTGACCCAGCAGGGCGCATCGGCCACCGTGCGCTTCCTGGTGGCCGATGGCGGCCGCGGACACAGCAATGGCGTCTGCTTCATCAAGGAAGAGTGCTTATTTTATGAAATGGACGTGCTGCTGACGAATGTTCGCCTGAGCACTCAGACAGGAGACACCAAAAAGGTGCGCGGACAATTTGCCAGCATTGGTGGAATCCGCTTTGTTGTCGCTGATCGGAGCCATCCTTTGGCGATAGCGAGCTTGGCCTAGCCTGAAGTCAACAGCAACAGGTCATGGCCCGGATCAGTCTGGCGAACGCCGCATCGGGGATTCTCAACGCTTTTGGCCCCAGCGGTCAGGCCAGGGCAAAACCCCAACTTGCAGCGATGGCGGATCTGCTGCGCCAGCTCGTTGGAGATGCGAACGTCGCGCCGGGTTCAGGGGAATCGATAGACCCGTTGCAGGCCCCCTTCACCCTTTACGTCAACCCGTTCATCGGAAGTGATCAGTTTGTAGCTGGCTATTACAACAGCTTCGAGACTACGGGCACTGATCAGCAGATCATTGACCAGAAGCTGAAGAGGATCAGCAACCAGCAGATGACCTGCGGCTACAGCGCGCACCGGCCATTCCGCACCATCAACCGAGCGCTGCTGGAAGCTGTCATTATCACCTCCAGGAGTTACTACACGTTCGCATCGGCTGCCGCGCAGGTTGATTGCGTTCGTGTGTGCCTGTCTGATGCACAGCACCTTTATTACACAGAACCGCCAACTGGTACGCCCACGGTTTGGACTGATGGCTACACGCCTACGAAAGCCGATCTGATCAATTTCAACCCAGCTGGTGGGGGCGTTATCGCACCTCGATACACGTCAATTTCAGGCAACGACTACCGCAAGTGTGTCATCCGACCCTCCTGGACGCCGCCGGCTGCTGACCTGGCTGCCGATTACTCCAATGCTGTGGCATTGCTGCAGGTTACCACCAGCGCCTACTTCCGTGAGATCACGTTCCAGGACAAACTGGGGCAGAACGAATCCGATCACCTTGCTTATTGCTCTGGCCCGGCAAGCGCCGCCGCCCTAGATGCCCTCTACGCCAAGGCCCTAGCAGCGTTCGGCACCGTGGCCGATCTGAACCCGGCGCTGGTGGTAACCCGCCCAACCGAATACGAAACCGTGGGACCATTCCCCGGCAACCCACAGCTGTCATGGGACACTGTTGTGGGGGCAAGTCCTTATATCTTGAACTGCGCCAATCGCTCTCAGTGGGGCCGTGGCGGAGTGCTTTGGGATGGCGCCAAGTTGGGTGGCCTGAAATCGTTTGTCACCGCTCAGTTCACCAATACGAGCGAACAGAACGACGTCAATTCCTGGGAGGTTTATAACGGCAGCAACTGGGTAACTCCAGCGGATTACGACGCCCTGATTGCGGCTGATCCCAATGATACCCGCGCCAAGTTTGCTCGTAGTTCCCGGCACATAACCTGCATCAATGATGGCTTTGTTCAGGAAGTCAGCATCTTCGCTATTGGCACCAACTACCACAACCTTGTTGATACTGGCGGGGAGATCACCAGCTCTAACGGAAACAACTCGTTTGGTGGTTGTGGGGCGTTGGCAACTGGCTATAAGTCTGCCGCCTTCCCGCAAGATAAGAACTGGGACACAAGTGCAGTATCAGTACCGCTGACGCCTTCAGTCAAGACCAACAACATCCGCCGGATCTTTATCGGGACTGTTTCGGAGGTTTCTACTGACGATGGCGTTCTGATACTGGAGGGGCCGGCTGATATTACATCACTTGAGGCGTCAGGCTATAGCCTCGCCCCTGGCACTCAAATATGGTGCGAAACCCCTGCGGATCTCACTGATCCAGTCAGGGCTACGCTGAATGGATCGCCGTTCAACCCGGCTTCCCCTGACACCATCGGCTTTGTTACAGGCGGTGGCAACAACTTCCCAGCCGATGGCGTGGGCATGGTTGGGCGACGTGTCTATGTGCGCCGCCTGGTAGACATCAGGACCACAAGCGAACGCCGCGCTGAATTGGTACTAGGCAATACTGCCAACAGCCGCATCCCTGAAACAAATTTGGTCCTGCAAACTGACCCGTCCAGGACGGGAGCAGGGGCACTGTTTAATGCCACAACTGAAGTTCTGACTTGCTACAGCTCAAGCAAGACATTCCTTTCGGGGATTGACCTAGCCGTCCGCGTTGTTGTCCAGCAGGGCTCTTACGCCGCCAACTACGCCAACGGCGGATATTACAGGGCTGGGCAGATAGTCTCCTACGCCAACAAAAAGTGGATGGCCCTGCTGGATGGCTACTCCGTAGGCACTCCACCGCCAGAAGACCGGTGGGGGCAAACGCATGTCCACACGCAATCAGGCTTCATCCCCGAGGGCATTGCTGGCGCCGAGGGTTTTCCGATCGTATTCGACACCGACACCGACACAGCAGTTATCAGCACCACTTTGGGAATCAATTGGGGAACGATTTTCACTGGCTCCGGCTCTGTCCGTGATCAATACCGCTCCGGCCCTGACTATCTCGGCCTCCATGCCTTCCTGCGGGCGCTGGGCTTCAGCGATGCCAACGCCCACACCGCGCTCCTGCCCCGCGTGGAGGCTGATCGGCAGCTTGATCCGACCTCGGCCACCGACTTTCCCACGGCCCCATCTGGAGGGGCTGCTACAGGCCGCGCCAATTGGCCGCTGGAGTTCCGCCGCCCGAGCACATTGCGTCTCAGCAACCATACCTGGGAGTGGTCTGGATGGGGAAATTATAGCAAAGCCTTGCCTATTGCGCAGAAGCCGCTATCAGCGCAAAACAGGTTTTCTTACTACTTCACCAACACCGCAGGGGGCCGTGTAGTACCCGCCGGAGAAAATGAAGATGGTTACAGGGTATCCCCCCGAGGACTGGAGAACATTCAGACTGGGGCGATCCTTGCGGTCAATGACATTCAAGGTGGGCCGCTGGATGCTCCGCTTGCATTTGACCCGAATCCAACATTTGGCAATTTAACCGTCACAAATAGCCTTGACATCAGGGGGGCCACTTTCCTGACTGATGATGGCCCATACCTACCTGTTATTGGTGATGCGACCGCTGAAGTGAGGCTGCGCAGGCTAGGGATAAACGCAGATGATGACCCCGATTTTGATCTGTTCCTGAATGGCTCCGCCAGGGGCAATGTTGTTGACCTCGGAAGTGGTACTGCAATCAACTGCCAACTGGGTAACTATTTCACCCGAGCCATGGCTGGCAACCTGACCTTTACGTTTGTCAATCCACCAGCTGTTGGTCGATTCTCTTTTAGCCTCCAGATTGTCTATACAAGCGGCACTCTCACGTTCCCTGCGAGCTTGCGCCACGTATTCGGCATCTTGCCAAACCTAACAGCAGGTCAAACCTACTTGTTCGTTATCAGCACCATTGACGGCGGCACCCGCTGGCTTTGTGACACCCGTAACTGGCCGACAGCATGAATGACAACATTATTGATCAGCACAAAGGAATTGGCTTGCTGAGAACAAGCAGCTTGATTCTGGACATTGACACTGAAGCGGTAACACCAGGTAATCTGGATTTCACGCTGTCAATGGCAGCCAAAGTTGATTTCACCGACAACTACACAGTTCGCGTAATTACCGTGCCTGCGTCAAGCTATGCCGTGGATTGGGGGGATGGCGACGAAACAATACAATCAAGCTCTTCAGCCTTGCTTCATACATACGCTACTGCAGGAGAGTACCAAGTGACAATCTATGGGCTGCTGGCAGGAGGTATCCATCCTTGGTTTGATGAAGGCGCTAGCGCAAATCTAATTACTGGAGTAGGTGCTACAGATAATGCGCGGTTTGCCAATATATTTACGGCTTTCAGGGAGTGCTCAAACCTCGCATCAGTAAGTTCCAGCTTTGAACTTGGAGGCGCAACTGTCCTTGCCTCTACTTGGGCATCTTGTGCTAACTTAACATCTTTCCCTTTAATTGATTTCAGTCAAGTTACTGTACTGGGTGACGGCTGGCCTGGGGTTGTTAACTGGCGTAGTAATAACACTTTAGGTGTATGGGAAAACTGCACAGGGCTTACCAGCTTCCCGCTCATCAATACCAGTAATGTCACTGTCTTTAGCCAAACCTGGCGGGACTGCAATAGCCTTAATTCGTTCCCGTTGATTGACACAAGTAAAGGGACTGACTTTTACTTTACCTGGGCTCGCTGCACTAGCCTTACTTCATTCGCGTTGATTGACACAAGTAAAGGGACTAACTTTCAGGCGGCCTGGCGGGAATGCAATAGCCTTAATTCGTTCCCGTTGATTAACACAAGTGAAGGGACTAACTTTCGCTTAACCTGGAGTAGCTGCAATAGCCTTAATTCATTCCCGTTGATTAATACGAGCAATGGCACTAACTTTAACCAAGCCTGGCGGGACTGCAATAGCCTTACTTCGTTCCCGTTGATTGACACAAGTAAAGGGACTGACTTTAGCTATGCCTGGCGGTACTGCTATAGCCTTACTTCATTCCCGTTGATTGACACAAGTAATGGCATTAACTTTAGCGGCGCTTGGAATAACTGCAATAGCCTTAATTCATTCCCGTTGATTGACACAAGTAATGGCACTAACTTTGCCTCAACCTGGTGGTACTGCACTAGCCTTAGTTCATTCCCGTTGATTGATACAAGTAAAGGGACTAACTTTGACTCAACCTGGCGGGACTGCAATAGCCTTAATTCATTCCCGTTGATTGACACAAGTAATGGCACTAACTTTGCCTCAACCTGGCTGAACTGCACTAGCCTTAATTCATTCCCGTTGATTAATACGAGCAATGGCACTAACTTTGGCGAAACCTGGCGGGACTGCAATAGCCTTAATTCATTCCCGTTGATTGACACAAGTAATGGCACTAACTTTGCCTTAACCTGGTATAACTGCACTAGCCTTAATTCATTCCCGTTGATTAATACGAGCAATGGCACTAACTTTGGCGAAACCTGGCGGAACTGCACTAGCCTTAATTCGTTCCCGTTGATTGACACAAGTAATGGCACTAACTTTGCCTTAACCTGGAATAACTGCACTAGCCTTACTTCATTCCCGTTGATTAATACGAGTAAAGGCATTAACTTTAACTCAACCTGGCGGGACTGCACTAGCCTTAGTTCATTCCCGTTGATTGATACAAGCAATGGCACTTACTTTAACGAAACCTGGTGGAACTGCACTAGCCTTAGTTCATTCCCGTTGATTAATACGAGCAATGGCACTAACTTTGACTCAACCTGGCGGAACTGCAATAGCCTTAATTCATTCCCGTTGATTAATACGAGCAATGGCACTAACTTTCGCTTAGCCTGGCTGAACTGCACTAGCCTTAATTCATTCCCGTTGATTAATACGAGCAATGCGACCAACTTTACCTCAACCTGGCTGAACTGCACTAGCCTTAATTCATTCCCGTTGATTGATACAAGTAATGTCACTGACTTTCCCAGAGCCTGGAAAAACTGCAATAGCCTTAATTCATTCCCGTTGATTAATACGAGTAATGGCACTGACTTTACCTCAACCTGGGCGAACTGCACTAGCCTTAATTCATTCCCGTTGATTAATACGAGTAATGCGACCACGTTCGTAAGCGCATGGAGCGAATGCACGGCTTTAGCAGACTTCCCAGCTGGTGTATTCAACGGCTGTCCCTGTACGGATTTCACGATGGCCTTCAACGACTGTGCCCTGACTGCCACCTCTGTCAACAATATCCTTATATCTATTGAGTCAAACGGCACGTCAAATGGAACGCTTGAACTAAGTAATGTCTTGTCATTGGGCACCAACGCCGCTCCAACAGGCGCTGGCATCACCGCCAGAAACGCCCTGATCTCTCGCGGCTGGACCGTGAACGTCAACCCCTAGCCCCCTCCCATGAGCTACGTCCTCGCCATTCCGTCTAC